TACTAGTGAGTGGAGGTGTAATAGACATATGGCAAATACAGTAAAGACAGATACAGGGATAGAAGTATATGAGAACTCTATAACTGAATATCTGGATCAGTATATTGCAGAAAAGAAAATAGAGGATATGTCTAAAGAACCTCAAAGTAAATGGAATGCGGCATTGATATATATTTACAAGGCTGTATTTAAAGGCAATAGAGAGCAATTAAGAGACCAAAACAGTAAAGATAATTACAATGATAAACTGGTAAATGATATATGTGATACATACATAGAGTTGTGTTACGAGTACGACAAAGAGGTAAGTATTAACGGGTTTTGTTTCTTGACTGGAATTAACACAGATACGGTATATACTTGGGGCAGTGGCGAGTATAGATCCGGTTCGGCGTGCCCCGATGTATACAAAAAGTTGATCAAAAACAACGAGGAATCTTTGAGCGACAAGCTTATAAGCGGCGGACTCAACCCGATGAAAGTGCTGCCAGCGCTCAATAGGCGGCATAACTGGAACATGCCAGGAACAAACCGCCAAGGCGGCGAACAGACGCAGAGTATCGAGCAGATCCAAGCCAAATATAAGCCTGCGGAATTGTGCGAAAGTGGCAAACAATTAGACGCACCAACACCGGATTTCTAACTTGAAATTGTGCGAGATTATTCTACAATTCATAAACACAGTATTTACAATGGTTTCAGCGGTTGCAACTATTCGCAACTATTCGGAAAAGCTGGGTTTTGCGAATAGTTAAAGCGTATGAAACAGAATTGCACTAATTGTTTTTGATTAAAACACAATTCAAACGCAGCGTGTGAGCATGGTCTGGAAGGGGTGCCGGGGGTCATGTGGAAACACACCCCGGGCGGTAACTTAGCCCCCCAAGTTAATTCAAAATAAAAAGATCGCCTTCGCCGAAAGGGGTATTGGCCTATGATTGCTAAACTTGAAGGGCTGCAAAACGGATATGCATTGTTAAGATCATCTACGGATGAAGAGTTTCAAGCAATCCTTAAGCAATACAAAGATAATAACAATCTCAAATGTGTTATCTGCAATGAACGTACTGCAAGGTGTTTCAAACATGATAAGGCTTTATCAGATCCGCCAGTAACGATAAACAATAAAATGTTAAGTGGTATATTTTACATCAATGGCATTTTCTAAATTCAATTTTCTACATCCGATAAAAATTCAAAGGTTACATTCGATAACGATTTTCAAAAATTTTCAAAAACAAAAAGACAATTCAAACGCAATGGGGTATTTGCTTTCGTACGCGATCTTCGCAATGAATATTATGACCATTTGGAGATAACAACATGACAATTTATGATCCAATATTTGGTATTTACTTTCTGCCGCCAATTTTGAGCGTGGCAGAAAGAATACATATAACAAAATCAAAGGAACCGGACAGCACCGGAGATTTACTCAATCTGGATAGTGACGCCGAGCACCAGAGCGAGAAATCGGAGCATCCGGTATAGCTTAAGTCCGCAAGCGATAGTTCCTGGCTGAATAATTGATCTATCGGCGTTAGGCTTTGAATTATGTTTGCGGACGGAACAACATTGGGCTATTGCCAAGTGGTAAGGCACAGGATTTTGATTCCTGTATTCCCGGGTTCGAATCCCGGTAGCCTAACTGGTTGCATGCTGACGATCCATGCAACCACATATGTTTTTCTCATATGTACTTGAACCCTTGGTTGAATGTTTCAAGCATTTGGGTTCCTCCTTTCCACACTAGGACGATTCTGTTAAGGGCGGTGCGAGACCGTCCGGTGGTGTTTGCCGCGAAAAGCGGTTATCCATGATTCGGGCATCTATCCCACGGTGCCCGAGTTGTACACCTCAAAATGTATAATTCTTAGTTGGATGATGGCAAGAAAGGTATTTGCCGGAGTAAGACGCTTCGTGAAACTGATAGTCGAAAGGTTTCAAGTGCGCGGTTCAAGTCTGCGCTCATCCAAGATGGTAACGCACAGAGATGTGGAATGAGACGGTTCTGTGCACGATTGCGAGTTTGGTAGGCTGGTTTTTAGCAATCACTCGGCGAAAGCCGATAGTGCAACGCATGGCACGAAAAACATTATTGCTAACCGTCTTGTGGCGGTTTCGGAACGTATCTTAATTGGTAAAAGTGGCGTGTACACGGAAAACAACAATGAGAGCCGGATTGAAGGTTCGAATCCTTCCGTTCCGATGGTGCCGAGCTGATCTGATACTGTATGCGCAGCGCGGTCGCGTACAGAGATATGGAGTGAGGTGTCCGCACATTTTGGGGAAGCGGCAACGATTGGCGGTGTTGCAGCTGACTGTAAATCAGTTCCCAAGTGGTAAACATTGGAGGTTCAATTCCTCTCTTCCCCATGAGCGAAAGCATCCATTTAGTCCCGCGTAACCGGTTTGCGAGATTATCCTAGGTTATTTGGATGTGAATAGCAAAGACTTAAATTGCGTCACAGCAGGCGTGGATTGGTGTCACAATCGACCGCGTGTCTTTGATCGGTTAGTCAAGTGGCCAAGACACCACCCTTTCACGGTGGTAACACGAGTTCGAATCTCGTACCGATCATTAGCAGGATAGAGAAGTGGCAATCTTGCAAGGTTCATACCCTTGAGACCGGTGGTTCGAATCCACCTCCTGCAATTTTAATGGCTTGTAGTTCAGTGGTAGAACGCCTGACTGTTAATCAGGATGTCGTGGGTTCGATCCCCACCTTGCCAGTTAGTATGCGTTGTCGGAATAGGTAGACGATATTGCCGTAGGTAATCAGTTGAAATCGGCAACTTAGATCACTGGTGCTTTCCGGGCGCGCTTATCCTTATCTGAAAGTAATTACCACTACTGCAATGGCGATGGTTACTTAGCAGACGTATGGATAGTAGTTGTTCATTATCGGTTAACGAAAAACACTTCCATGAGTAGGATTTGCAGATTTGAAAATGGTCGAGCCTTGTTTGAGTCGGGTGGGTTCAACTCCCACGGCAACTATTTTGAACATTGAAAATTGAATATTGACGGTTGAAGTGATATAATTCCATTGTTACAAAAGATAAAGATGGGGTGGGAACATGTCAGATGATAAAAACATAAATATTTCGATAGGCTCAAAACTTGTTGACGATACAATGGAGAATTTATTGGATAAGCCAACCAAAAGTATTGGAGAAACATTTAATGATATTTGGTTTCTTACGCTTGGCGGACCTATTGGTAATTTGGCGGAGAAAAGAAAACTCAAATATGCGATTGATTTAGAGAAATATAAAAATAGC